ATTCCTATGTGGGTAATTAATTCCCAAAATTGGAATTTGACTTATTAATACACTAAATTTGTTGTTTAGGAATATTTCTTTAAATGGCAATTGTAAATTCACTTCGCTCGATTAGAACCTCAATTGGTAGATACATAATGCCTAATTCGGCATTTAATGTAAGTACCTATAAACCCACTAGTACATATAATTACCAAGACAATAAGCCTATATGGGTGTCGCTAAAAACACCTTTAGATTTTGAGGCAGCAGTAAGATTTAATCCAGTTGTAAAATCAGCAATAAATATTTTAGGAGAAACAGCTAGTAATGGCAGAAAAGTTGCACTTGATATAAATACTGGTGAGGTTATCCCGTGGACAACAAAAGATGTTGCAATTCAAAAGGCATACCAATTACTAGTCCAACGACCAAACCCCCAACAATCAGCTAAAGAGTTTTCTGTTCAAGGAGTATTCTATCTAAAAACTTTTGGTAATAGATATGTTTATATAAATATTCCAGTTGGATTTGAAATGGATTTGCTTAATGTAGAAACTCTTTTTAATCTTCCAAGTCAATTCATAGAAATCGGAAGGACAAGAAATCCAATCTATAATCAAGTAGATATAAATAAGATTATTAGTGGGTATTCGTTAGTTAACGAGAACCCTGTAAAGATATTTAGTCCAAACGAAATACTTCATTTTAATGAGGTTAATATTTCAAGTGAAGCTCCTAGTATTATTGGAATCTCAAAGATTGAAGCATTGCAAAAGCCGATAACAAATACTAATAAGGCATTCGAGGCGATGAATACTATCCTAACTTCTAGGGGTATGCAAGGTATTATATCGCCTAAGAAAAATGATGGTATGGGAATTAATATCCCATTAACCCCCGCTGAGAAGAAAGAAGTTGACGAAAAGTTTAAGGCTGATTATGGATTACTGAATGGTCAAAACCCATTTCTATTCTCTCCTGTTAATCTTGAGTATTTTAGAACAATAATGAGTTCTGCTGAACTTGGTATATACGAAGAATTTTCAAATAACGCTATTCTGATTGGTAACGAATTTGGTGTACCTCCTGAATTAATAAAAACTTATATTAAGGGTGCGACCTACGAAAATCAAGTTCAATCATTAAGAAGATTATATGAGAATACTGTTATGCCGATGGTTGCAGATGAAGATAATTATTGGTCTTATAAATTAAATACTGCAAAGTATGGGTTTATAATCGGTACAACATGGGATCATATCGCAGCATTACAGCAATCAGCTAAAGAAAAGGCTATTGCACTTAACTTTAGTGGAAGAACAGCCAAAGATGCTTATGATAGGCAATCTATAACTAATAATGAGTATAGGGAGTTAATCGGATTAACTAAACAAGATGGACTTGATACTTATAAACCAAAAGAAGAAAAAGATGGAAACAACGAAGAAAGACCAAGGGACGAAGAAGGGGTCGATGAGTAAAGAACAAATTGAGAAGATAAAGAAACTTAATGCTGAAAAAATGAAGTCAATTAACACTGGTAGAGATATATTAAAAAAATAGTACTATGTTTAAATGTAAAGAATTAAATAAAAACTTTGAAACTAAAGATGCGATGTTTAAAGAACTTCGTAGAAGTTATAAGGATATTATTGCATTTAAAAAGGGTGAAATACATAAAAGAGCAGAAGAAGGAGCTAGCGTAACTGCAAAGCCTTTGGATTATCTTAAATTACAATCACAAACAAAGGCAGTAGCAATAGATTCAGAATTTTATTATATCGCTGTTAATGCAACAAAAATTCTTGACTCTCATATGGATGTTTCGATTGATGGGTCTTGGAATAAATCAGTAAAAGAACAGCAGGGTAAAAATTATCTAGTTGATACTCACGTATTAAGTGTATTGACTACAATAGCAAGAAAAGAATACATTGAAATGCTGACTGCAACTATTCCATTTTCGGCAATTGGTAAAAAATATGACGGTGACACTGAGGTCTTAATTTACAAAATACGTAAAGATAAAATCATAAATCAAGTAGCTAAAGAATGGCTTGAAAGTGGTGATGATATTGAAGCAAGCGTAAGACTTCAATATATGGACATAATCTTAGCAATGGATAGTGACTATAAAGAGGATGTCAAATTTAAGGCTAACTACGATAAGTATATTAAGGTTATCGCAAACAAAGAAGATTTTGATACAGAAATAACACACTTTTGGGTTGTTTTACAACAAAAGAATGTCCTTGAAAGCAGTCTAGTTCTATTCGGAAGCAATTCAAGCACAGGTCTAATAGATACAAAAAGTGATTCAAATATTGTTGTATGCCAAGAATGTGAACATAAATTTGAATACTTATCAATAGTAGAATCTGGAATGGGCTATGTAAAATGTCCAGAATGTAAATCAGTAGTAACACAAGAAATGAAATCGAAGCCGCTGAATAGCACTTCAAAAAATAACGAGCCATCGGAAGATACTCAAGCAAAAGAATTTTATAAAAATTATTTAAAAAATTAAAAAATGACAAAAATTTGGATTAAAGATGGTAAATTCATCGAACTTACTGAAGATCAAATGAAAGATTTTGATGCAGCTCAGTTAGGTGCTTATGCCGCAGATAAAAATAAATCCCAAACAGACAAACTGATTTTGGATTTTGAAGCAAAAATGGATGAAAAAACAAAAGGGTTTTTAACTTCTGATGAAGTTGATAAAATCAAATCTGATTTTTCTGAAACAATTAAAGAGCTTCCTATTGAAGCTTTGAATAAGTATGTTGATACAATCGACAAACTTAAAACCGAAGTGAAAGATGTAACCACACTTGCAAATGAAATCAAAGAAATTGCAAGGATTCAAGGAGTTGCATTAAAAGCTTCTGAAGGTAATAAAATTCCTGCCGTAAGACGTAAAACAACTAGAGAAGATCATCTAAAAACTTTAGTTCATAATGCGTTTGCCTCTAAAGAATTTGAAGAATTTGAAGGAAGAGGGTTTAAAGGTTCTTCAAGTAAAATGTTTTTAGACCAATCAGAGAATAAGATTGCTCTAAAAGAAATGGTAAATAAAGCCACTGTTGCTACATCAAGTCATACTGGTGTTGTTATGGTAAGCGAAATTTCTGATATTGTTACAGATGATGCTCCAACACGTAGATCACACGTTAGAGACATTATTAATGTTGGAATGACAGACCAGGCACAAATTGTTGCTGGTCAAGTTTATGACTTTACTGATGCGCTTACTTTAGGTGCTGTAATGTTAGCCGAAAACGGTGAAGCTCCGGAGAGTGTATTCAAATCAAAAGAAAACACATGGACAATGAAGCGTATTGCAAATTCAATGAGAATTTCAAAACGTGAAATTAAAGTTAATGGCTTACAGTGGGTTATTGATAAAGTTCTTTCTAAACTTCCTGATGCTACTTTATTTGTAGAGGATGTTCAATTGCTATTTGGTGACGGTTTAAGTAATAACGTAAAAGGATTAGCTAATAATGCTCAGGCATTCAATTTAGTTCCTAATACATATGCTGCTGCTGATTTTTTAAGTGTTGCAACTTATAATTCAGGTGCTCAGTCATTAATTACCTTTAATGCTGCTCATGGAATGAAAAATGGTGATAACTTGACAATTGCTCTAGCAACGGAAGCAAGTTACAACGCAACTCATACTTCTGTTGAAGTAATAAACACAACTCAAGTAATCATTGACTTGGCTTATGTCGCTGAATCTTTAATAAATGTAGCTAAATGGACTGGGACTTCTACTTCTCCTTTCTATCTTGAAATAGAAGATGCTCAAGAATATGATGTATTAGCTGTTGCTGATGCAAATCTTGAAGCAGGGGAGTATATGAATAGCGGTTATGTTATTCACCCTAGCCAATCGACTCAAATGGGTCTTTTAAAGGCTACTGATAGCAATTACTTAAATATTACAAAAGATGCAAGCGGTAAAATTGCAAGCGTAAACGGTAAACCTGTTGTTACAACCACTGCAATGCCTTATGGTAAATTTATTTGTGGTGACTTCTCAAGAAACGGACTTGAATTAAAAGAGTTTACTCCTTTAAATATTCAATTTGCCGAAGATGTAGAGTCTATCAAGAAAAATGAAATCGTTGTGGTTATTGAAGAAGAGATAATCTTCCCTATTTATAATCCATATTGGTTCACTTACGGAAAATTCAGCACTGCAAAAGCACAATTGCTTAAACCAGATGCCATTTAAAAACGCAAAAATCTAAAATTATGAAAAAAATATTAATATTTTTATTCGCTTTTGTATTAGTCTCATTTGGAGCAATTGCTCAATCGACTAATAGCTATGTATCTTTTGCTGCGGACTCAACATTGGACGCAGAGACAGTTTCTCTTGTCTTAGATTCTCCTAGCCCTATAACAAGGGATCATGCAGTTACTTTGGTAATCATTCCAGTAAATAACACTGGAACTGCCACTGTATTATGCACACCTCAAGGAAGTCTTGATGGCACTGTGTTTTTTGACCTACAAGCTGCTGGTGACACTGTAAATAATGCTGGAGCTATTGCTGTAAAAACATATACCTATGCAGACGCATATTGGCGTTATTATAGATATAAGTTGGTTAGTTCAGGTTCGGGCGTTACAGATTTTACTGGTAATCTTGGTTTAAAAAGGAAGTATTAACATGAAAAGATTAGTAATCACTGGAGGTGTTAACCAATTAACATCAATGGTAAAACAAAACAGGATTCGTGCTAATAGGCGTGGACTTGTAATGTCTCTTGAAGATTCTAATAATCCTTTAGAGACTAACGGTGATGATAAAGAAAAAATCGAATCTTTAAAATCTGAAATCAAAACATTAAGGGGTAAGCTTCTTTCTTCTGCGGGTGAAAACTCAAGGTTAAAGAAAAAACTTGAAAAGAATAAGTAATGAGTATAATCAGTAATTCATATTTCGTACAAGAAATCAACATTCCAACTAATTCGGATAACTCGAATATTGATGATGCTATTACCAGATATGAACCTGAAATTCTTAAAATAGTTTTAGGTTATGAGTTGTGGGACTTAATTAAAGATAGTCCTACTACTCCTAGCCGCCTTAACGAATTAATTATTGGTAAAGAGTACACGGTTTCATATAATGGTCGTGACCAGAAAGTGAAATGGAATGGTTTGGCTAATACGGATTTGAAAAGTTTAATAGCTTATTACGTATATTTTATGTGGCAAACAAATCATGTTACCACAACCTCTAATCTTGGTGAAAAAGCATCTCTTGTTGAGACAGCGCAAAGAGCAGACCCTTCACAAAAGACAGCTCACGCTTGGTACTTAATGAGACAACTGGTCGGGTTTAACGGTCAGAACCTTTTAGAGCCTTCGTTATACAACTTTTTAACGGAATATACTGATACATACCCTGAGTGGGTTTTTACCGATGTAGGACGAGTTAATATGTTTGGAATATGATAAAAGTAGTTGACATAATTCACAGGATAGTTGCTAGTATGCGTGCCGTTAATGGTGCTATTACTTCAATTACCGAACTTGACGGTATAAGCACTGTAACAAGCGCAAATACTCTTGAGGTAAATGAACTTGTCACTATTGGAGTTATTGAGTATCGTGTCCTTAGTGCTGATGCTACTAAATTTACAGTAACGGCAACAGGCTTAACTGATACAACTTGGAGTGCTCGTGATCCTTATTTTGAAGTCGGGCATCTTGTTGAGATTAATGAAAGACTGACAGAAAAGGATTTAGATAAGAAGTTGAAATTTCAGAAATATCCATTGATAGTATTTTTCACCGATGTTACTATTAACAGAGGTGATAAGTTTTATTATGGTGAATTGAAAGGACATAACATTTCTATTCTTAACGATACGGTAGAAACTTATTCTACAAAACAAAGGTATGCTGAAAATATTTATCCAATTCTAGCTCCTTTATATGATGAATTAGTTAATAAAATTCAAAAATCAAATAGGTTCAATGAAGTATATCCGAATCTAAAGCACGTAGCGATTGAAAGACCGTTTTGGGGTGTAACTACAAAATATGGCAATAAGGCTAATTTTGTAAGCGACCCTTTGGATGCGATAGAATTAACGAATATTTCATTGAAACTTAAAAAATTTAATTGTAACACATAAAAAAATAAAAAAATGGGATGTAATTTAAGTGCCTATACAGGCAGTAAGTATTGCAGCACAGAATCGTTTTTAGGAGAGCCAAAGGCACTTATTTTAGTACCTAGCACTCTTGAAATTACTGCTGCTAATTTTATACTTCAATCATATTGGGATGGACTTATTAATTTAGGTACAGCAGTTCCAATCACTGATATGAAGGATTTCGCTGAGAACTCAACGGAAACAAGAATGCACGATTTTCCTAATGAAGACCAAAAGTTTTTAGCTCAAGGAAAATATCGTTTCACTTGTATGTTTGACAAAAACGAATCACAAAAGGTTCAATTGCAAGAGTTAAACAGAGCTAATACAGCTGTTGTTGTTCTTTATTCTAATGCTATAAGAGGTTGTACTCTTGATAGTGGTGTAACAGTAAAAGGTATTCCTCTAACGCAATTTATTGTTGAAAAGGAAAGTCTTAAAACAATGGATGCACCTTCAATGATTCCTATTCGTTGTAATGTAAAAGATTATAAATATCTTAACGAATTTGATTACTCTAAAGTAATTGATTGGGCTGACGAAATTGATGGTTTAACTGAGGTTACTTTAGCTCAAGATGGAGTTGCAAGTGTAACAGCTTTAACTATTAATGTTTCAACTACTATTAATGGTTTTGAGTACGGGGTAACTGGACTTGTTGTAGCTGACTTTGCAATAACTGGAAGTGGCGCATTAGCTAGCTTAACTGATAATGGTGACGGAACTTATACTTTCGTAACTACTACATTAACTACTAATGATACCGTAAATCTTGTAGCTGCTTCAGCTATTGCTGATGCAGAGATTCACGTTGTATCTGCTGGTGCTGCAACTATAACAGTGACCTAATGTTCACTAAGTTTACTGAACGGATAAGAGCGATGGACTATGATTCTATCTATAACGATACTGTTAAAGAAACGAGTTATGAGCTAGGTGTTCTTATCCGTAATCAGATACTAAGTGGTGAAGATAAAGATGGTAATCCTTTAGGGACGTATCAAGGTGATGATACAGAAAGAGGAAGTTTTGGGTTAGAATATGTTAAGAAAAAGATAGACCTAGGGTTGTTCCCAATAAACACTTTACCATATTATAATCTGTTTTACAGTGGTAATTTTTTAAACTCAATAACACCAATAGTTAATTCATCTGGAGATATTGATGTTATATCAACTGACAGTAAATTAGCAGCTATTGAGGAAAATGTAGAAGATATGAGCAGTGCGCTCACTCCTAGCGAAGAAAATCTAAACGAATACATAGCATTAATTAAACCAATCATTCAAAACAAATTACGTGGTAGTCTTGGAATATAAATACATAATGTACATCAATGAAATCCAAAAGAAAAATCTATTTATTTGGTTATTCAGATGGAACTATAAACGCAAATTAAGAAAGCGTTACGAGCTATTAAAACAGCAATACAAAGATAAATTAATAGTAAGAGAAGCGTTCCAAATTTGGTCAGAAATGATTTTAAAAGTTATATAATATGAGTTGTATGAAAAACTGTTACGAAGGCACAAGTTATGCTAAACGTAATATAAAAACAGAAGGTAGTTACGAATACGTAGAAAACCTTGCACAAAAGTTTGCAGATTTAAACCAATTTAATGTAATTGTTTATGTTCAAGAAATTAGCAGTCATAACAAAGTCTATAATTTTGAACCTGTTTCATCTGGACAAGAAAAATTCAAAACACTTATTAAGTTCAATAGAAATATTGTTAGTGAAGAAATTCTTCCAGATATTGAAAAGCGAGAAGAAGTTATACCTATTGAATCCGAAAAGAAAGTGGATAAGCGAAAGAAAACTAAACGAGACGTGGCAAAAGATTAGAGAGGAATACTATAAAGAAAGTAATCCCTCCCAATACGAGTCTGATCTAAAAAAGGCTAATCGTATAAATGCTTTAAGAAACGAGCTTGTAGGCTGTTCAGCCGCAATAAGTTATTACGAACTCACTGGTGAGATTCACGATGCTTTTAAATCTTTTGGATATACAGTAACCGATGCAAAGGGAGTAGCAAAAGTTAGGCAAAAGCTGCTTGTAAAAAAGACTAAACTAAACTTATTAATAGCATCTCAAAGAAAAAAAGGGAAAGAGTCAGATACTAATGAAGCTATTGATTTTTACGGACAATTAGCAGACTTAGAAAATGCAATAGGTAGGAATATCGACATTGATAAAACAATGACAATCAGATGGATTAATTACATTAAGCAAGTAAAAAGACAAAATGAGCAGCGGAAAAATACTTAAAGTAGAAGTAGCAGAATTTGACGAAATCAAGAAAGGTTTTGATGACATCGCTACGTCAGCAGCGGCTGCTACTAAGGCTATTGATCCTATTAGAAAAGGCTTTGAATCCACCGCTGCTGCAACTAAAGAAATTGCTAAATTAACTACTAAATATGAAACCGAATTAAAAAAACTTAAAACTCAGATTGATAATATTACTGCTTCTATTAATAAAGGAAAATCTGCAAAACAAAAAGAAGCCGAAGCAATAAAAAAAGCTAATGCCGAAAAGAAAAGAGAACTTGAGCTTAATAAACAAACACTAAAAGGGAGATTAGCGATAAATGCAAAAAATATTGCTGATGCAAAAAAACTAGAAGCTGCTGCGATAAAGGAAGTAAATGAAGCTAGGAAGAAAGAGCTTGCATTAAATGCGCAAACCTTAAAAGGAAGAATGGCTCTAAATGCCGAGGCAGAAAAAAAAGCAATGAAGCAGCTTAATGCTGCGATAAAGGAAACTGAGAAAAAAGAGAGAGAATTGCTTTCTGCTAAAAAGGCTCTTGATACACAAAGGCAAAAAGGTCTTGCTGCAATGGCTAAAGAACAGCATGAAGCCAAAAAACTTATAGGAACATACGCAGGATTACAACAATCTCTACAAAGAAATATAGTAAAGTATCAAAATCTAACTTTAAAAAAACAGCAAAATACTGCTGCTGGAAAGAAGTTAAAGGCGCAAATAATAGCGGAGCAAAAAGAGCTTGGCAGGGTTAATAAATCAATGGGTACTGGGGTGAAACGGTCTGGTGGTCTTGCATCATCTTTCAAAAGACTCACAATTTCGTTACGAAATCTAGCGATTGCCTATTTAGGTTTCCAAACCTTAATACGTGGCTTTCAAGATATATTTAAGGTAACAAAGATTTTAGACAGTATTACTTTTGCACAAGAAAAGGTAATTAAGTCTCAAACAGAATTTGCACAAACTCAACAATGGTTATCTAAAATAATTAGCGATTATGGACTAGATTTAGTAACCGTAACGAACCGTTATACAAAGTTTCGTGCTGCAACTATTTCATCTAACCTTACCGCAATACAAACACAAAAGATATTTGGAAGTATGTCGAAAGCGGCTGCTACACTTGGTTTAAAGACCGATGAACTTCAAGGAGTTTATTTAGCCTTAGAGCAAATGATCTCTAAAGGGCTCGTGACAACCGAAGAATTACGTAGGCAACTTGGTGAAAGATTGCCTGGAGCGTTCAATATTATGGCAACATCTCTTGGAAAGACAACATTGGAATTAAATAAAATGTTACGTGCAGGAAAGGTTGTTTCTGAAGAAGTATTGCCAGGCTTTGCTGATGCCGTAGAAGAAGCGTATGGTATTAAGTCAGTTCAATTTGTAGATACGCTTGTAGCAGCACAAAATCGTCTTAGAACTTCTTGGATTGAGTTAATTAGAATATTTAATGCAGCGGGTTCTATTAAGGGATTTTTAAATACATTGTCTGGAATGATTGGGACAATTGGTAAAAACATAGAAGTTTTTAAAACACTTGGTAAAATAATTGTTGGGCTTACTGGTGTTACACTTACATATTTAGGTGTTAAGAGGCTGTTAAATACTCAAATATTTAAAAATATTGCAGGAATTATAAGCGGAACTATTGCGTTTACAAGACAAACAGTAGCAACGGTAAGGCAGACTGCTGCAATTGGTAGCTTAACGGTAGCTCAAAGGTTATATACGCTTGGGTCTAAAGCTGCAACGATTGCAACAAAAGCACTTAAGTGGGCTTTTACATCAACTGGAATTGGTGCTATAATAACTGGATTTGCCACACTCGCTGCAATATTACTTCCAATTATATTTAGGACGAAGGAACTTTCAGATGCAACATTGGAATTAAGCGATAGAATTTCAAAAGAAAAGGCAAAAATTGATTTATTATTTGGGTCATTACAAAATGCAAAACGTGGAGGTGAGGAATGGAAAACTTTAAAACAAGAAATAAATAGAACATATAGCGAATATTTACCAAATTTAATTGATGAAAAAACATCTTATGAAGATATTGCAAAAGCATTAGAAGAAGTAAATAAACAGACGTTATTAAAGATACATCTTGGAGAAAAAGACAATGCTATTGCAGATGCTTCTGATAGTAAAAACGCACAATTCAAAAAAACATACGATGAATTATCGGATGCAATGGAGGACTGGGGTTTTTCAATGTTAGAAATAAAAATAGCTCGTGGTACATTAATGGATATAACAGAAAGGGCTGCAAAAGGAGAAGTTTTATCACAAGAGGAGATATTTAAGGCAATTAATAAAACACTTGATAAAACTAAGGCATTAACTGAGCATCAATTAGCTTTAGAAAAGGTGTATGGTAAAAACCCACGCTTACCATATTACAAAGTAGCAGAATCTATTCAAGAAACAATTCGCATAACAGAGGATTATAATGAAGTATTAGAAACTCAGAATGAACTTTATAAACAACTTCTTATAGACATGAAGATGTTATCACCAGAAGAAGAATTTAATAAAATAAAAAAAGAGATTAGTAATGCAGAAATGGCATTTACTCATTTCTTTACAGCATCATCTGTTGTGGAAAAGAAATACTGGGCTGAAAGAGTTAAAAATATAGCTGGTGATGCAAAAACATTTACAGAATACTTATGGCAAAAGCAAGAAGATTATAAAAATAAAAAAAATGTAATAGCATATATAGAAAGACAAATAACGGCTTTAGAGAATAAAGAGTTAATTGAGAGATTAAATAATTCAAAAAAATTATTTGATGAATACGAAAATCTAAAAGAAGGAACTGGAACTCGTACTAATCTGATGGCATTTAATCCAGAAATTTTTTCTAATGGTATTAAAAACTATAAAGACTTTTTAAATAAATTGTTGGTTGCTGATTCTGAATACTTAAAAAAAGTATTAGATATAACAGAATTAAGTATTTCACAAAGAACCGCAATAGAACTTGAACTATCAAAATTATCAAAGGGTGCTGGTGGTGGCGATAAAGATAGTACTCTTAAAAATCTTAGAAATCAACAAAAAGCGGAATTAGAATTATTAGACAAACAACAGCAAGACCAGCTAGATTTACATATGTGGCTCTTTGAACAAAATGGTGCTACTGAGGATGAGTATAATAGAGAGCTTTTACGCAAAAGGCAAGAAATGGGTCAAAATCTTATTAAGCAAGAAATCATAAATCAGGGTGTTCTTTTAAATCATAGTAAATCAGATGCAGATGAGAAGTTAAAAATAGCAGCTAAAATAGCCGAACTACAAAAAAAACTACAAGAAAATTTAACCAATTTTAATATTGCAGAATATAAAAGAGATGCAGCAGCGTATAAAAAAGAACAGGAATATAAACTAAAATTAGCGATAGAATCAAATAAGACACAAACAGAAAAAGAAATAAGTCTATCTATATTCAGAGGTGCTGAAAAATTAATGGCATTATCAAAGGAATGGAAAGATGGTGAAATTGGATGGGGAAAGTACAATAAAAGGCGTGAAGAAATAGAGTACGAAACGAGCAGAAATATCCTAATGGATCAAGTTAAGGGATTAGGTAAAAAGTACGCATTAGCAGAGGGTGATAAAATTGAACAACAGAGAATAGCAGCAGAAATAATGAAACTTGGGGAAGATTTAGACTTCCAAAAAATAGATAGAGAAAAAAGAACAAACGAGGCTATAAAAGAAAATAGAGAGGCAGTAATGAATGCCTCGATAGAACTTGTTAATACATTATTTGCAGCTCAACAAGCATCGTTTGATGCACAATTAATGAGGGCTGCCGAAGTAAGAGACTTCCAAGTCGCATTAGCTGGATCAAACACAGAGGAAAGAATTAAGGCTGAAAGAAAGTTTGAAAAGGAAGACCTTAAAATACGTCAAAAGCAAGCTAAAGCTCAAAAGGCTCAAGCAATTTTTAATGTAATAACAAATACAGCAGTTGGGATTACAGCAGCACTAACATCTTTTATACCAAATATTCCATTAGCTATATTAATTGGAGCTATTGGAGCTATACAACTTGGGGTAATAGCTGCAACGCCAGTTCCAAAACTTGCCGAAGGTGGTATAGCAGATGGATTGACAATAGTCGGAGATAAAAAAGGAGATTCAAGTTTAACTAAAGCGGGTGGTTCGGAATTAATAACCACTCCTGATGGTAAAAGTTTTTTAAGTCCGATGTTTCCAACATTAATGGATTTACCAGCGGGAACAGAAGTTAAGCCACACGATGAAACTCAAATGATATTAGCTAGAGGCGCACAAAAATCAGCTTACGAAAGAATTGATATGGGAACATCTGAAAAGTATTTAAAAGACATAAGAGACAAGGGCGATGTAACATATGTTGATGGTTATAAAATTGTATCACGCAAAAACTTTAGTGGGAGGTATAGATGCTCATAGGAAATAACACTTTACGATATTGGGAAGATAAGACACTTCAAAGATGGGAGAATGCCGACAATCAATTTATTTATCCATATTTCGGAACGAATAAAATACCAGCATTTGTGTTGATTTCTGACACAGCGGAAGAGGTTGCAGAGGTATCTATTCACGATGCTAGAACTGATGATATATTTAGTACCGCAAAGACCGTAACTGTATCAACAAACGGAACAAAGAAAATGCTTTACTTTGCTGGAATTACATTGACTGGAGGTTCGGATGGATGTTATTATCTTAAAATAACAACTGGTTTAAGTGCTACTGAAACATATTACTCAGAGGTATTCGCTTGGACAGAAGATTCTACTTCAAATCTAAAGGAACTTGGACTACTTAAAATATCAGCCATAAGCGCAGCTACAAACCTTGCTAATACATATGATATTACATTAACTGGAATTACTTATGAATGTTTTATTGAGGTGCAAGAACCCGAAATAGACCAAGACATAAAGGAGTCTGGCGATGAAAAACCATATGGCGAAATAGGTAACTTTAACACTTTAGCATTTAAGCATAAATACGAACTACTTGGTGACGATTCTATTTTCAGATTTTTATGCTTTTTGAGAATATTGAATACAAACGGAACGGTAACATTCACATACAATGGTATTGCTGATATTGGATATGATATTATTTGTGAAAAAGAGGACTCAACAGAAGATACTATTTCGATGAGTTTAGAATATAAAGAAGTTGATTACGTAAGTTCTA